CCGCACGAAGCCAGGCACCCTTTGGTTTAATCGCTCTTCCGGCTCTGCGGCTGCTCAAGGTTATTCAAGCATTGCTCGCAGTGCAGGTAACGGCAGATCCAGCCTTTGACGATCGGCCAGTGGTTGGCAACGAACCAGTGTCTCAGCCCAGCCAATGCCAGTGCTCCGTGGAAAGTGACGCCCGCTGTGGTCGGAGACAGGAATACCGTCTCGGCGCGTGTGCAGATCGCAAACCCGCTCAACATGATGCCGGCGTACAGGACCTTGCCGACAATTCCGTCATGGACACGTGCGCTCAACATGCACCACATGGCCCATAGGCTGATCATGCCGACGAACAAGGTGCTCAACGTTTGAATGGTCATGGATTAACCCCCTCCGAACTTCGAGCGGATGAGCGCCCAGAGGTCAGCGGCTTTAATGGCGCGATTGACGGCTGTCATCAGCGATCCACCGAAGGCGCCCAGGAGGAAGCCAACACCAGTTACATTGCTCGGGTCCGTGATGCTGAGGTACGAACTCACGATCCCGGTCAGGTACATGGCACAGGCTAGACCCGTGATCAGGAAAACCACCCAGGCCTTCCAATCCGTCAGATCGTCTTTGTGCCACCAGCTTGCAACGATGGCCCCAATCAGGCCGGCGATGATCCACTCGGCTTTGTCGAGCAGGCGATGAAATAATTCCATGCGCTCGACCTCTCAGTTGCATGTGTGGAATAAAAGGGCCGTCAGGTGGCGGCCAAACCGCTGGAGAGCGGGAAAATGGATGCGAGGGCTGGATTTGAACCAACGACCTTCAGGTTATGAGCCTGACGAGCTACCGGGCTGCTCTACCACGCAAATTCTGGGCAATAAAAAACCCGACGCAGTGGCCGGGTTTTGTATTGTCATTCTTTAACACGCAAGAAGGACAAGATAGCGATTAATCTATGCCAGTCTGCCACTTTCGTCAAGCGGCAATATCACCAATTAGGCCCTCTGCATCCAAAATGCCCTGAGCCTCGGCCAAAGCCGCATCAACCATACTCTTCAGCTCCTTGCAGATGGCCGACTTCCAGCGGTATTGGGTGCGCTCAGCGGTCGGCTCGTCGAGCCAATTGTCCATGCAGTACCACCCGGACGGCAGGACGTTGGTCGAGCGCTTGCCTTCCTGCCCTGGCAGCTTCGGCATTGCCCAGGTGACGACCGCTGCATGACGGAACCGCTCAGGCGCTGGTGACTTGATGGCCTTGGCGATAGTCACGATCGCGTCGTGCTTGCGTTGGGCGTGCGTGGAGTACTGGGCCAGCAGTGCGAGCCAGTGCGCCGGAGCAAGGCTCTTGCGCAGCCGGCTGAAGACCATGCAGTCGACGAGGAATGCCGCCTCTTTCCCGACGATCTCCCCCTTCTGCTTGGCGCACTGGACCTTCGGCTCGAAGTCACACCCCCCGGCCGAGTTGATGGTTTCGGCGGCGAGAGCGCGCACGACTGCTGATACGACGTTTCTGTAGGTCATGTCCAATTCCCCCTTAAACCGAATACACAGCACGACGTTTCGAGGATTCAGCACCTGGTACGGCTTTGGCGATGATGTCCTTGACCTCTTCGGCGCTGATGGTGATGCGACCCTTCTCGCCGTATGTTTTTGAGCGAAGCACCGCGGTGAGGCAAGCACGGGACCGCCAGCCACCGTCATGAGCATACTTGTCGCCCGGGGCGAGCTGGTTCCATGACTCGACCGTCACGCCGGCTGATTCCTTCGACTGCATGCGGTGGTGGATATGGCCGATGTCGATGTAGCGGTAGGTCGACTCGCCCCAGTCCACGGAGAAGTCGGTGGCCATCACATCAATGAGGCGATCCGGCTTGCACTTGTCGCTGTGGTGGCACATGACGAAGGTGTTACCCATGCGGTACGGGATGAACACGCTGGAGTTGTCGAGGACGTGGAGGCGCGGGTTATCCTGATAAACGTGATTCAGGAATATCCGCATCCACACGTCATTCGATCGAGAGTGGTTGCCCTGATTGACGATCACGTCCACAAACTGGAACTTGGCCAGAGCCTTGTCGACGATCGACCGCATGATCCGCGCGCAGACCTCGATCATCTTCGGGTATCGGCTATCGAAATCGAAATCGTGGCCGGATTCACTCTTGGCGGTGAAGTCCTGGTAGTGCGACATATCCCCCAGATCCTGAATCACGCAGCGCTCGCAGCTCGGCGCCCGGTCGATCAGCTTGTGCATGGCGACGATCAATTCGCGCTCGGCAATCTTCAAGTCGAAGTTGTGGCCGACCTCATGGGAGTGGGCGAGCATTCCGACATGGGCATCCCCGATCTGAAACCAGGGGATGATGTCGGTATCCAGCACCTCAATAGGCCCTGTAATTTCAGGCAGAGGGTTAACATCCTCCATGAAGGCATTGGCAAAGGCTTCGTTGATGGCCCGCTGACGCTCGGCATCGACATCGGTCTTCACCCATTGGAGTACAGGCGCCTTCACCCCCTCCTTGTACAGACTTGACGTCCCTTTCAGACGGAACCCGTCCGGCACGATGTGAACCATGTCGTGCTCTGGGCTCCAGCCTTTGCGTACCAGGCTGGCCTTGCGCCGCTCGATACTGCGCACGTTCATGTCGAAGTGCCGGGCGGTTTCGGCCACGCTCATGGTCTTAAGCGCTTCCAGTACCTGCTCGTCCGTGACTTTGCGTTCGGCCATTATTGAGCTCCAGCGAGTGCTTCGGCTTTCAGAGCGGCATAGGCCACGCAGTCTTCCGCGGAATCGGCGTGGTAGGCCTGGTTCTGCCACTGGCGCACGTCCTTCAGGATCTGGAGTAGCAGCCAGCCTTCTGCCTCGCTGATGAGTTGTCCGGTGATGGTATTGAACGCCGACACAGCAGTTCCCATGCTGCGCTCGCCTTCCGGCTTGTCGTACTGCTGGCCGCGTTCCAGCATGAGAGCCTGGGCCTTTCCGAGAAATTCGTGAGCCTTCATGCTGCCTTCCCCTGTGTCGATTCAAAGTGATTGATGCATGCCGCCTTGGCGCTTTTCTCGCTCTCTCCTGAGTACAAAATTTTCGAGGCTGGCGTTGGCGTGCGGGCAATAAAGGCGTTTCCGTTCTGCATCCGGTACCGACTCACCAGGTAGCCTTCGTCGCTTGATAGGCAGTTGTTGCTGATGCCTTTCCAGTTCATGTCCGCATACCCCGCGCAATTCGATCCCGGCGAATCAACCGGCGGCACACCTCAAGGCAGCCACCGCTGAGGAACAACATGAACCCGAAGTACAAGTGAATGATCATGCTGCCCTCCTGAGTTCACGGGCCTTGGCGCGGTATTCGGCGGTGATGGCCTTGAGGTCTTCGATGGTGTAGCGCCTGGGCTCATGAGGGCCTTCCAGCCACTCGACAAGATCGGCGCCGATGCGCTTCACCAGTTCGATGCGGTAGTTCACGATGTCCCCGGACTTGTGCGTATTGCATGGCGAACACTGGCGATGGCAATTGAGCGGCTCGAATCTCAGAGCAGGGTTGCTGCCGACGGTGCGGTAATGCCCTGCGTCGTATTTGCCCTCGTGATGCCGGCCGCAACTGATGCACGGCAGACTTGCGTCACGCTCGCGCACCCAGGCATTGAACGCGGTCTGAGCCTCACGCATGTACTGCCCCTTCGGCTTGACGCGCTCCTTGGCTGCCCTCAGCTCCTTGCGGCCTACATCAGCAAGGGCCTTGCGAGCCTTGTCAGCGTTCACGTCCTTGATGGCCAGTCCACAGGCTGGGCTGCAGACCTTTTGACCGAGGCGCGCAGGTACGAATGAGGCCCTGCACTCTTCGTTGATGCAGGTTTTAGGGCGTGGCTGCTTGGCGGATAGGCTCATGCCGCCCTCCTCTCGCCGTAGATGGCGTACATCAGGTCATCCGGATGAGGCAGCAGCAGCTGCAGATGCTCCGCGCAGTAGGCGTCCAGCAACTCCAGGTACTGGGTCATCTCGGCGATGGTGAACTTGCGAGTTTTGGCCCGGCCGACGCGGTACCTGGTGCCGTCGGGGAGCTGGACCGGATGAACCTCGGCCGGCCAAAGCTTCGATACCAGGATCTCGTGCCACTCTTCGGAACTGGCGAGCTGGCCGAAGGATTCGCGCAAATGGGTCTGGATCAGTCCGTTCCACATCCACAGCAGCTTGTTCTGCGCATCGCTGCGCTTGCTGCGGACTTCGACTATGGTCAGCTTGCGAGGTTTGGCCAAGTCCAGAGCGGTCAGGTAGCCGATCAGGCGAGTACGGTCGGATTCGTTGCGGAGCATGAGATCAGCCACGACGAACACCCCCCTTCACCAGCGCCACCCGCTCAGCACAACCCACGCACAGCTTCACGCCCTTGACCGCATTGCGACGACCTTCCGGGATCTCCTCAGAGCACTCTTTGCACTCTTTGGCGCTGATGCCGGTGTAACGGGGGATCTGGGCAATGGACCGATTCAGGGACTCTTCGATTGCCTCGTCGGCAAGATCGGCGATATCAACCATTGGTGGCCTCCTTGCTCAGTGCTGACAGGATGTCGTGTAGATAACCTGTCGCCACGCTTGGCTGTTTACCTGCGGAATCGCACAGTTTCTTGACGAAAGCGGTAGCTTTTTTCAGGCGCTCGGCATCCTTGCGAAGCTCAACGGCCAAGCCCTCAAGCTCGCTGGCGTCATCATCCATCTCGGCGCCTAAGGCTTCGCCGAGGCTGCCAATGTCGCAAGCAGCCGCCAGGAGCATCCGTTTGTGCGATTCGAGATCTTTAAACAGGGCCAAGACGCCTTCACGCGCCGCAACCATGAACTTGGCGAAGTCAGCTGTGCATGCCTCGACATATATTGGCCCGTCGTAGTCGTAATCCTCCCCTTCTAGACGGAATGGCTTGCCGTAGACGGAGTAAAAACCAGTCGCCTCGCCGCCAAGCGATTCGCCTGATGGGCCGTTGAAGAACGGGTCGGTGTTGCTGTCCCAATCCAGATCAGCCGGGAACGCCTCTGCCAGACGTTTCAATTCACTGTGGTCAGCCATGTCAAAAGCCCTCCTTGCCGCGTTGTGATTCCCAGTCGAATTTCACCGCGATGCCGCCACCTTCGCGCAGGCGATCGACACAGCGTTCACCCAACGCGCCGGGCAACTCTTCGGCCTTCAGGTTTGAAACGATGATGGTCGGGCGCTGCTGCTCGTAGCGGCCGTTGATGATGGTGAACAAAGTGGCCAGCTCGAAGTCGCTCGGCTTTTCCTTCGTGGCACCGATTTCATCGAGGATCAGAAGCGAAGGTCGAATCATGCTGGCGAAAATCTGGCTTTCACTCTGCTCGCTGGTGTTGTCGTAAGTGCCGCGAATCGCCTGGAGCAAACCGCCCACGGTGCGATACACAGCCGTGGCGTTGGAGACGCTCATGATTTGGTTGGCAATCGACACGGCAAGATGGGTCTTGCCGGTACCGGGCTTGCCCAGCAGCAAAAGGCAGCGGCCAGTCTCGAAGATCTCAGGGAACACGTCGGCGTACTTGCGACAGATACGAAGAGCTTCCTTCTGCTCTGGCGTGGCGGCCTTGTACGCATCGAACGTCTTGCCTGTGAAACGCTTCGGGATCAGTGCCGCCCCGAGTTTTTCGGCCATCCTGAGACGAGACTCAAGCGCCTCCTGCGCCTGCTTACGGGCCGCCTCCTCCTCGTTACGCATGCGGCTGCACTCAGGGCACCCAGTCTTGAACTCCTTGCCGAAGATCACGTTGATCTTTTGGCTGAACGGCCCGTGGTCTTCGCACATCGCTGGCTGGGCGTGAGGCTCGACGACAGCGACCGAAGACATTGCGACAACGTTTTCAGAACGCATAGGTGCCATCCTCCCGCTTGGTCAGGCCAGCGGAGTAGTCGCGATCATCGAAGCCGGTATGGCGCGATTGAGTTGGGAATGGGTGGACATTGCTGGCGGTCTTGTCCGGGAATATTCCGGTCCAGCCGTTGGCAATCGAATTCGATAAAACGTCATCAGGAGTTGCATGGCGCGCCAACAACTTCGCCTGTTGCTCGCAGCTTTTGGCGGTCAATGGCTTGCGGATTTCCTTGCGATGTTGGCACCAGTCCGCCCACGCTTTTTCGCTGACATTGATCGGGCGAGCAGTCAGAGGATCGAACTTTCCAACCTTCGCCGGAGCGTTAGCGACCTGCTCTTTCGGTTTAGTAATGGTTAATTGATGGTTAGATGATGGATTGGGTGCAGCTGGTGCACCCCGTTCTGTCGTGAGCTGCACCCCGTCGTGTTCTGAGCTGCACCCCGTTGTGTCGTCATTTGCACCCCGTTCCTTACCGGGTGCAGGAGGTGCACCCCGTTCAATGCAGAGGTCGTAGACAACTGGGCGACGATCATGACGGTCGATATACGCAGCGGCGATGGACTGGTTGCCCAGTTGAATCGCCCCCACTTCAAGCAGGTGGTCGAGCTTGTAACGGACTGTGCGAACAGAGAGCCCGGAATCTTCGCTGAGGCTTTGGGCGGATGGGAAGGCACCCTTCCCGTTCTTGTCGGCGTAGTTGGCCAGGCACAGCAGAACGTAACGCGCAGTCGCGTCGACAATATCGTTCTGCTCAAGCGCCCAACTCATGGATTGAACGCTCACTTCATACCTCGCGAAGTGGACTTATTCAGGCCCTGTACTTTTGATTTTGAGTCGGACATAATCAGCTCCAGAACGTTGTAAAAAGCGCAACTGAAGAAACCACCTGGCCGGGTGGTTTTTTTTCGCCTGCTGGTTGGGTTTTGCTACATGGGGTATTCATCAGCCCCTCCTTCTTCAGGCCCTTTTAAGTCCGGCGGGTGATTACGCCGGGGTGTTGGAAGGTTCCGAAGCTTTCCGGCCCCTTTTGGCTTGGTCTTTTCGAAAAAGCGTTCTGCTCCAAGCTTTGCGGCGTACTCATCGGGCGTCATGCCCGCTTCCTTCGCCAACCGTTCAAGCTTTTCGTAGAGGCGCCCTTCGATCCCATGGCAGATCGTGGTTTCAGGCACGTAGCCTCCTTCAGGCCCTTCAGGCCGACATGTGTTTACCGGTAGCATCCGTCTCAACAATGCTTTCCAGTTTTTCCTCAACGCACATGCGAACGAACACGGCGAGCTGAAGCTTGTGCAGGCGCGCTACGGCTTTCAGCGCTTCGTAGGTTTCATCGTCGTAGCGGGATTTGATTTCCCGGTCCTTTAAGTGGCGTGTGTCGTCGTAGGCCATTTGCTGTTTCCTTGCGTGGTTGGAATTCAGTTACGCCGCGAAATCGGCGGTACTAGGGTGGGAAAGAAGTTCGTGGAGGTCTGGACG